AGGTTCGCGCGGCTCAGGTTCGCGTCGCTCAGGTTCGCGCCGCTCAGGTTCGCGCCGATCAGGTTCGCGCGGCTCAGGTTCGCGTCGCTCAGGTTCGCGTCGCTCAGGTTCGCGCGGCTCAGTGACACTTTTGCGGCCAAGGCCGCCTTCACTGCCAGTCCGAGCTTGACGCTCATAGGCGTGTTGTCATCCGCATCGATCTCGGCCGTAAACATCACGAACGAATCCCAGCGATTTTTGATCTCGAACTTGATTCCCAATTTTTCCTCGTGGCTTGGGGTTGATCTGGTGAGGCGCACCGGGGAGGGGGATCGGTGCGCCCGGCTCGGTCAACGATCCTCGACGCTCTTGATACGGTAGATGAGAACGATCTCGCGGCCCTTTTCATCCTTGTCATTGCCAAGGGCCTTGTCGAGTTCGCGCATGACGGCGACGATCATGCGGGTGTCGTCATAGGCGAGGGCGAAGTAGTCCTCCTTGCCCGTGACGCAAGTGTGCGACGGTAGAGCGATCTCGGGAAGATCGGTGTTGCCGTCGCGGCTGCTGTAACGCTGGATTTTGGCGATGAACATTTTTGCTCCTTGTGGTTGATTTAGTGGAGCGCACCGCGTGGACGCGCTCGGCTCGATCAATGATTGTGAAATTCAACGGTGAAGTAGTCTGGCTTGCCCCACTGCGGATCGACGGCATTACGCTCGACCGTCGCCAGCGCAGTCATAGGGAAGCCAAAGCCGTCCGCGCTCGGTTTCTTGTAGAAGTGTTCGCCCTTGGTGAAGCCGTGCGCGACGAGATCGGCGGCGGCATCTGCTTCGGTGGGGTAGCTGGTCTTGAGGCTCATTGCTGCGCTCCATGTTTCGATAATCACAACACTAAACCGGCTTATATGAGCCTGTCAACTGGGGGTTGTGCGATTTATCGTTTTCTCCTTTCACTTGACGCTGCGCCGCGATCTCGGCTCGCGTTCTCTCTTCACGCCATGCGATCCAGATCATCAGTGCCTCGTATGTCGAGTGTTTCCCCATCATTTCTTGGCCCAGTCAGGAACGCGCGGATCAGCCATCCATGCATTGACGGTGTACCGGCGCGAGTGCTGGCCGTGCTGCCAGCCGGCGCGGTGAGCGTATTCGTGGATCAACACCATCGTCTTGCTCACGCCAGAAATGCCGCCGCAAATCAGCACGTCGCCTGGGTTAAGGCCGAACGCCATCCAGCGGACGATATCGATAGCGGCGGCGTCTTCGGTGAGGTAGCGCCCGAACAGATGACAGTCGGCGTTCGTCGTGTCCCCGTAAAGCTCCGTCAGTGTCTCGCAGGAAACCGTCTTGTAGTCGCGCCCCGGTTTAACCCAGTACTGGGGTGGAGGCATTTCGATCTGGCCCTTGTATTCCGGCCCAGGCTTCAGCGTCGGCCCGCAATCGCGCGCATATGCCGGCGCAGATAGAATGGCGCATGCCGCCAGCAGGGCCGCAATGATGGTTTTCATTCGGTACGATCCTTTTTCTTTCTGTTTCTGGTGGTCGGGCGCTGGGACAGTCCAGCGGCCTTGATCTCGCGAACCGTAATCGGATCGCCATTCAGGTAATATTCGCCGCACCACACGATACGATCCTGGTGGATCGCCCCGCTCCACAGTCTGCGCCATGTGACCAGCTTAAGCCGGCCTAGAGGCGTGTCGATCCCGGCAACGGCGTCGAATTGCGGGCCTGTGGCCGCCCCCTCGCCAAGCGGTCGCATGCGCCAACGCTTCATCCAAGCGGCGCGGGCACGCTCCTGGACTTCGGCCATGTAGTCGCGTCGGCTGAGAGATGCGACTGCGGACGGCTGACTATCCCTCAGGCGCTTAATCGCGCCTATGATGCGCAACGCTTGGTCGGTCGGTGGCTCGTCGCCGATGGCAGTGTCGATCTCTCGCAAGGAGTCTGTAATGGCCTGGGTGCGGGCGAGCTTTTCAGCGTGAGTCATTTTCCGAACCTCTTGAGTGCCATATCTGGGTAACGGATCAGCTTCGCCAAAACGCGGGCCGCTCGATCTCGAACTGGCTCTGGATAGCTGGCCAGCGCGCCAGCGATCACCGCGCCAAAGTAGACGGCGATATCGGTAACTGGCATTTTGGCGTCCGGGTAATGCTTTCGCACCACATCCGCAATGTCGTTGATGAAATCGACATTCTCACTCATATCCAATCGGCTCCTGGGCCTGCCGAACCTCGATCTGCTGAAACCCGACGAATCTGGTTTCATAGGCAATGCATCCGTTCATCTGGTGCATGGCGATGATCCTGAACTCGCGCCCCTGTTCTGCTGTCGAGAACCATTTCGTGATGATGTCGCCAGCCGTAGCGGCAATGCCGTCGTCGGTGGTGATCGGCTCCTCGACAACGAATGTGTACGGATCATTCAGATTGAGCGCGCTGACTCGTGATGTCATGCTCATAGCGCTTCGGTCTCCTTGTAAACTTGTTCCGCCTTCATGCCGGGCTCGCGCCGGCCGCTTTATTTTGAGGTCGTTCCCGGCTCGGGCTGTTCGGCAATATTCGCCGCCGCGTTCAGCGCTCGCCATGCCGCCAGCAACTGCTCGGGGGATGGGTGGGATTTCTGCGCCTGGATCGCGTTGAATGCCTCATACATGGCGTCGGTCCACTCGAAGCTTGTCGGATCGCGCGGGAGGGTGGATTGGCTGGCATCATCCTGCCGGGTCGGCTCGATGATGGGCGCGGCGGCCGGCGGCTGTTCGGATGGCATAACCACCCACAGAGAGCCCAAAAGCTCATCCATGTGCGGCGGCAAATCATCTGCGAGGGTAAAAAGCCAATTCCCACGCTTGGCGGTGAACTCGATAGCTCCTGCGCTCAATAGAAGCAGCCCAATTTCGGCCGCGATCCGTCCGCGCACGGCTTGGCCCGCCCCAATCGCGCGATGGTCATAGCGGGCTGTCGCATTGGCTTCTCGGAGTGCGCCAAGCTCCGACAATACCTCAAGCATCGTTTGCACGGTCGCAGTACGATCCTGGCCGGCAAGCCGGTGGAGTTGTGATTTGAAGGTGGTCATTTCGCGCGCTCCTCAAGCATTAAGTCGGCCATCAGGTACGCCCTATCGGCGACTTCGGTGAGGGTGATTGGCCACCTGCTGCCGTTTCTGTTGTGCTCCATGGCCGTGGCAAGCAGCGAAGGCAGCGCCGCCATGGCGAAACGATCACGAAGCTCGGCGCGCTCTGATGCGCTCATGTCTGGCTTGGGCGCACCTCCTGCGGGCGCATCGCCGAACGCAGTGTCGATGGCTTCTGTTCCGGTCTTCGGCCTGTTGATGTCTTCAGGTTCGACGGCCTCGCGCACGATGTCTTCATCGTTCGTCAGCCCCATGAGGTATGCGCCATCCTCAGCGTAGGTGCGGTTCGTCAACGGGTCGATGAATGGGTACCCCATGAGATTGAGGTCCAAATTCCCCGTTTTAATCATCTGCCCGGTCACCTGGCCTTCCCTGGTGACGTAGCGCTTGCCTTGTTCGATCTTCAATTCGCTCATTCAACTCTCCAAAAGCGGACGCCACCCGTTCCCGGTACCCGGCGCGACATGAACCGCTGCCCAGTTCGATTAGTCTGGTTCATGATGGCTCGACGCGTCGCGCCTTCGCTGATCTCACTCGTGGCGTCGATGAGGAAGCTGTCGCCAACCTCCATGTCATTGAGGAAATCGAACGTGCCTTCCGGCTCTCCGGTGGAAATGGGGACGTTCTTGTCGATCTTCATTCGCGTTGATCCTTGCGTTGCGAAAATCACAACGCTGACCATACGCGCTTAGAAATCCCCTTGCAAATCTAGGTCTGAACGATCTCGATCGATTGTTCATACGTCGGTGAACAATAGGATTTTGCCCCCATCCTTATAAATCTATCTGCTCAACATTTCTCAATAAAATCATATATTTAACTACTGACAATATAGTTTATAAGAGACATATTTTTTTGAGTAATCGTCTTGAATGGCCGGCTTTAAAGGCATGGACGGCTTTATATGTAGCCATCCAACCAATTCCATAAAAAAGAATGTCCGCTTAGAAACGTCCTTCCAAACATCCATCGTATATCGCCGATAAACGATAGTTGCTCGATCATGGTGTAAAACGGCAACCATTCGTGCGGTAACGAATGAGGCATCATGAGCCTCACTCCACAGCAGCGTCTTTTCATCGCGGAATACCTCAAGGACCTGAACGCAACTCAGGCCGCAATTCGTGCTGGATACAGCGAAAAAGGCGCGAGAGTTCAAGGAACTAGGCTACTAGCAATTGCTGCTATTCGTGAGGCGGTCGATGTTGCCCTCGCTACGCGCGAAGAAGAGATCAAGGTTGATGCGACCTGGGTGCTCAAGCGACTCGTCGCAATGGCCGAAGCTGACAGGGCCGATCTGTATGACGAGAACGGCGCGCTCCTGCCGGTGCATGACTGGCCCGAAGTATGGCGCAAGGGCATGGTCACTGGCATCGAGGTCGAGGAGCTATTCGATGGCTCTGGCGACAACCGCGTTCACATCGGTCGTGTGAAGAAGATCAGGACCGAAACTCCGCTTGCTGTGCTCCAAACCATCGGCAAGCACGTTCGCGTCAATGCGTTCCAAGAGACTGTGCACCATACCGGCCTCGACGCCTTGGGGGACCGCCTTGAGCGGGCGCTTAAACGCGAATGATCGCGCGTGCTCCCACTAGGCCGACCGACCCCGCCAAGGCTGATCCGAACGACAAGATCATCGAGCTTGCAGCGTCGTGCCATTGGGACCCTGAGAGATGGGCAGACCGGGCGTGGGACTGGGGGCATGGCGAACTGGCCGGTGAGGAAATCCGTGATTGGCAGCGCGATATCATGCGCCTGATCTCGTCGCATCTCGCCAGCCCTGAGACCCGGTACGATCCATTGCAGATCGCGGTCGCGTCTGGCCATGGCATCGGCAAATCTGCTGGCATGGGCATGCTCTCGAACTGGGCCATGTCCTGTTGGACTGACGCGATGATTGTCACGACGGCTAACACCGCGCCGCAGATGCAGACCAAGACCGCGCCTGAAATTGGCAAGTGGTTTCGCACGTCCCTGACCGGCCACTGGTTCGATATCAACGCCATGTCGATCAAGTCCAAGGACAAGGCGCGCGCCGACAAGTGGCGGCAGGATTTCGTCACCTGGTCTGAGCATAACACGGAGGCGTTCGCCGGCCTGCACAACAAGGGCAAGATCATCCTGCTTCTGTTCGATGAGGCATCCAAGATCGCAGACAAAGTGTGGGAGGTCGCAGAAGGCGCGCTGACCGACGAAAAGACCGTCATCATCTGGATCGTGTTCGGCAATCCGACGCAGAACAGCGGTCGGTTCCGCGAGTGTTTCCGGCGATATCGTCATCGCTGGGTGACGCGGCAAATCGATAGCCGCACGGTCAAGGGGACCAACAAGAAGAAGATCGATCAATGGATAGCCGACCACGGGGAAGATAGCGATTTCGTCAAGGTCCGCGTTCGCGGCCAATTTCCGAGTCAATCAGCCATGCAATTTATCAGCGCCGACGATGCAGACAACGCCCGCAAGGTTCACCTCAAGCTGGGTCAGTACGGCTTTGCGCCAGTCATCATCGGCGTCGATCCAGCATGGACGGGTGACGACAAGCTCGAAATCATGCTGCGCCAAGGACTGTATTCGAAGTCGCTAGCCTCGATCCCGAGAAACGACAATGACGTGCATGTCGCCAATCTGGTTGCGCGGTTTGAGGATGAATATCAGGCCGATGCGGTGTTCATCGACGCTGGCTATGGCACTGGCATCAAGTCGGCAGGAGATGTGATGGGCCGCGCGTGGCGGCTGATCTGGTTCTCTGGGAAGTCGATCGATGAGGGGTTCTTGAATCAGCGCGCCTACATGTGGGGGCAGATGAAGCGCTGGCTTAAGGCTGGCGGCGCTATCGATCCGAAGGATGAGGAACTCTATCAGGATATCATCGGCCCTGAAACGGTGCCTCGCCTTGACGGAAAAATCCAGCTTGAAGCCAAGGAGGACATGAAAGATCGCGGCCTGCCGTCGCCGAATCGTGGAGACGCGCTGGCGCTGACATTCGCCGAACCGGTCGGCAAGAAACCTCGGAACGCTGTTCATGGCGGCAACCATTCGCAGATACAGGTCGATTATGACCCGCTTGCAATTTGACCGCTGCGTATTCGCGATCCGCACCACATGCGGCTCGTGGATGTTTGCGGCGCTGATCCTGTTCGCGGCGTCTGCATCGATATTTCTATGAGGTCGGCATGTGCCTGTTCAACCAGCAAACCCCGCAAGCTCCGACACTGCCTCCCGAGCAGGCGCAGATGAAGTACCCGGACGCTGCTGCGGTGCGCGATGCGGTCGGCCGGCGCACTCAGGATCGCATCAAGGCGGGCGCTGACACTGTTCTGACCTCAGGATCTGGTGTGACGAGTTTCGCGCCGACTGAGAAGAAAACGCTCCTCGGGGCCTGATGCATGCAGCCCGCGCGCAACGAAACCAAAATCTCATATCATCGTCGCCGGGCTGAGGAACTGAAAAAGGTTCGCCAGCCGTGGGAACTGCAATGGCAGGAGTTGGCCGATTTCATCGAGCCGACTTACTTGCGGCTGCGCCTGGATGATGAGCGAGCCGTTTCGCGCGCCAAGATCATCGACAGTACCGGCACGTTTGCGCTCCGCACGCTGCAATCCGGCATGCACTCTGGCATCACGTCGCCGGCTCGCCCTTGGTTCAGGCTGACGACGCTTGACCCCGATCTCAAGGAGTTCGGCCCGGTCAAGGAGTACGTCTCGCTTGTCGAGACGCGCATGCGCGAGATTTTCCAAGCCTCGAACATCTACAATGCGTTCCACCAAGGCTATGGGCATCTGGGTCTGTTCGGGCAGTCGGCAGGAATCCTGATCGATGACGTGCGCTCGACCGTTCGCATGCTGCAACTCACTCCCGGCCGCTACTGGATTGCGCGTGATGACAGCGGGCGTGTGACTACGCTCTATCGTTGTTTCCGGTGGTCTGTGCAGCGGATCGTCAGCCGTTTTGGCTATGGGCCGCATTTGAGCGAGCACATCCGCACGGCATACGACAATTCGCGCTATGACGAAACGTTCGATATCTGGCACGCAATCGAGCCGCGCCTTGAGCGCGACCCACGCAAGATCGACAAGCGGAACAAGCCGTTCTTGTCCAATTACTGGGAGGATGGTCAGTCTGGGAAGGTGCTGCTCGATGAAAGCGGATTCGATGAGAACCCAATCATCGCCCCAGCGTGGGACCTCACAGCGGAAGACCACTACTCCACGTCGCCTGGAATGGTGGCCCTGAGCGACGTGAAGATGCTCCAAAAGGAGCAGTCGCGGAAACTGGAAGGCATCGACAAGAAGGTGCGCCCGCCGATGACTGGGCCGACCAGCATGCGAAACAACCCGGCTTCGCTCCTGCCGGGCGCGATCACGTATGCGGACACCACCGTTGCAAGCGGCGGTTTCAGGCCTGCGATGGAGGTCAATCTTAGCCTCGCCGAACTGTCGGCTGACATTCGAGAGACGCGCGACCGCATTCGCCAGTCGTTCTATGCCGACCTGTTCCTGATGCTGGCCAACATGGAAGGCATTCAGCCGCGCAATCAGTTTGAGATCGCTGAGCGCAAAGAGGAAAAGCTGCTCGCGCTCGGCCCTGTGCTTGAGAACATCTATGATGGGCAGCTGGCACCGACAATTGATCGGACGTTCGCGATCATGTCTCGCAACAACATGCTGCCTGAGCCGCCGCGCGAGATTCAGGATCAGGAACTCAAGATCGAGTATATCAGCATGCTTGCCCAAGCGCAGAAGGCCGTCGCGACTGGCGGAATTGAGCGCCTGTGGGCATTCGTGGGCAACCTGTCGGCGGTCAAGCCCGAAGTCCTGGACAAGGTTGATGCTGACCAGTCCATCGACGTTTACGCCGACATGCTCGGCGCTGATCCGTCACTGATCGTTCCAGATGACGAGGTGCAGGGCGTGCGCGAGAGTCGCGCCAAGAGGCAGCGTCAGGCCGAGCAGGCGCAGATGGCTGCGACAATGGCCCCGGCCGCCAAGCAAGGCGCTGAAGCCGCTGCTGTGCTGGCTGAGGCCGACAAGAACGGCGGCGCTGGGCGGCTCCTTTCGAACCTCGGTCTCTCGTGATGACTGAACGCGATCAGCTGACTCTCTCCTATGAGGCGATCCTGAACACTGACGAAGGCCGGCGCGTGCTGTTCGATATCTTTGAACGGTGCGGGGTCTATCAGTCCGGGTTCACTGGCAACAACGACGCCACGAATTACAAGGCCGGTCGGCGCGATATCGGCCTTGAACTGCTCGGGCAGATCGATGCGGTTGACCCGCGCCACTATCCAAGCCTGCTGCTGCGCATTGCCGAATTGAAGGCGATGGATCGCGCCGCTGCATCAACAAAGGAGAACGACGATGAAGACGATGATGCTTAATGGTTCGACGTTTCTGACCCATCCGTTGTGGGCACCCGAAGGCGCGGCTGGCGGTGACGGCGGCGTGGTCGACGGGGGGGCTGATGCAGCCGCCGCCGTCAAAGCCGCCGATCCTGCAAGCGTGCTGTTCCCGGACGAAAGCAACGGCAAGACCGATGCAGGTGAGGGCGACAAGGCCGGCAAGGACGCCAGCGCTGGCGACTGGAAAGAGTACGTTTCCGATCCGAACAAGTCGGAAGCGGAAAACGCGGCGGCCAAGGCCGAGCATGACAAGACCAAGCCGGACGACAATGGCAATGACAAGAACGATCCGGCCAATCAGGTGCCGGCTGATGGCAAGTACACGCTTACGATGCCCGAAGGAGTCGAGGTCGATCAGGGCCTGCTTGATGCGCTTTCTCCGAAGTTCGCCGCCAAGGGGCTGACGAACGGCGACGTGCAGGAGCTTGTTGGCGAGTTCATCAAGGTGCAGCAGGCGCGCGGCGAGGAATACGCCAAGTCGCCCGAAGGCTCGTGGTCGGTCCTTGCACATGCCTATTTCACTGAGCACGGCACGCCCGACAAGTGGGCCGATACCGCAAAGGCTGATGCTGAGATCGGCGGCGCGAAATGGGACGCCACTACTGCCGCAGCAAAACTCGCCGTTTCCAAGCTCGGGACGCCAGCGCTGCGCGAATATCTGAATAAGAGTGGTGGCGGTAACCATCCTGAGCTTATTCGTTTCATGGCAAAGGTCGGGGCCGTGATCGGAGAAGACAAACCGACCGCAGGCGGTGCAGGCGGCAACGGCAAGCCGGCCGACCCCGCACACGTTCTGTTCCCGAACGACGCACCGAAAGGCTGATTATAAATGGCAACTATTGGTTCCAGCTACCCGACCCTCATTGACGCTTATAAGGCGTCGGCTGAGGGCACTGTCATCGAACTGCTCAAGCAGAACAACCCGATTCTCGATGACGCTATCGCGACCGAATGCAACATGGACGCCGTTCACCGGCACACCCTGCGCACCGGCTATCCGACCGTCTCTTGGGGCCGCCTCTACAAGGGCGTTGCGCAGTCCAAGGCGACCATGCAGCAGGTTGACGATACGACGGGCTTCCTTGAAGCGCGTTCGGAAATCGACACCCGCCTGCTCAAGCTCTCCCCCGATCCGGCCAAGCAGCGCCTGGTCGATAGCGCGCCGTTCCTCGAGTCCATGAACCTCGAGATGGCGTCGGGCATCTTTTACCACAACACCGACACTTCGCCCGAGAAGTTCAAGGGTCTGTCCGCGCGCTTTAGTGTCTACAACAGCAACATCCCGAACCCGGCCAAGCCGAATGTCGCCAATCAGGTGATCCACGGCGGCGGCTCTGGCTCCGACAACACCTCGATCTGGTTCGTGACCTGGGCCGACCACGCGACTTCGCTGCTCTACCCCAAGGGCACCAAGGCCGGCGTGACCGTGATGGACAAGGGCGAGGAGAAGGTGTTCGACGCGAACAACCTTCCGTTCTACGCCAAGGTGACCGCTTTCGAGTGGCACATTGGCACGTTCGTCAAGGATTTCCGGTACAACTGCCGTATCGCCAACATCGACGTGTCCGACATGATGGCGGGCTCGGTCGATCTGTGGGCGCTGCTGCGCAAGGCGTATTATCGCCTGTATCAGGTCTATGGCGTCGGCGCGATGGGCGGCAAGACGGTGATCTACATGAACCGTCAGGTCATGGAGGTCCTCGACGCCCAGTCCACCGACCGCGCCCTGCTCGCTGCGAACCCGAACTACACCGGGCTCAACCAGACGCAGGTCGAGGGGCGGTTGATCCGCACGTATCGCGATATCCCGATCCGCATGACCGATGCGATCCTCAACACCGAATCGGCCGTCGGCTCCGTCGCCGTCTAACCGCCAACTCGGCCTGCCGCTTCGGTGGCCGGCCTAACGCCCGGAAGGCAACAACATGATCTTCGATCAGCAGAACATCTTTTCGGACGCGCAGGCGATCACTGCGACGGCCGGATCAACCAACACCATCGATCTCGGGCCTATCGCGACTGGCATCACTCGCGATATCGGAAAGGGCGAGCCCATCCCGATCCTGATTCAGGTTGTCGAGGCCTTCGATAGTGTCGCCGACGACGAGACGCTGACCATTGCCATCGAGCAGGACAGCACCGAGACCATTACGCCCGACCGTACCGACACCATCGCCGTGATCTCGAACGCCGACCTCAAGACGGTCGGTTACAAGGTGCCCGTGCGGGCGATGATCGACGGTATTCGCTACCGCTACATCCGCCTCAAGTACACCGTCACCGGGTCGGGCAACTTCACGGCGGGCAAGATCACGGCGGGCGTTGTCATGGGGCGGCAGACCAATGGCTGATCGTCAGGTTTTCGATACCGCAGTCAGCGTCACGGCGCTGACCAGGGGCTATGTCGGCGGCGAATTGCGCGAGGGCGACACTCGGTTCATGTGGCCAGCCGGCGTCCCGCTTGGCTCGTGGGTCAGGCTGAATCGCTTCGGCGGCAAGGGCGACCATGACGGCGACGGCAATGTGGGCGGCGCGCATCCGCCTGTGCCGTCCCAGCCTGCCGGGCTGACGATCCCCGAGAACTGGCCCGATCTGCCCGCCAAGGAGCGCAAGGCGCTTGCTGAGCAGATCAGTGGGAGCAAGGTCGCGAACGCTGGCGAGGCCGACACGATCATCAGTTCGCACCTGCTGACGCGCGTGAAACCCGTCCAGCCGTTCGATGACGCTCCTGCGCCGCAGACCATCACCAAGTCGGTCGGAGCTTCCGGTGGCGCTGCCATTGAGCCCGACTGGGTTCCTACCGCTGGCGGCGCGGTGATGGCGTCCGATTAATCGCGAAGGGCGGTTCGCTGCCCTCGCATCATTTCCCGTGAGGATTGAATGTCGCTGCCCGATATCGAACTGACGTTGCTCTCGAATGAAACGGCAACGCGCTCCGGCTGGGAGGTTTTGCGGCGCGGCGGCTTGTTCTGTTTCGCGGTGACGTGCGCCGGCTGGAACGGAGCGACTGCAAAGCTGCAAATGCTTGGTCCTGATGGCACTACGGCACTCGATGTTGGCGCTGACGCCACACTTACGGCGAACGGCTCGTGCCTGGCTGAGCTTCCGGCTGGCTCGTATCGCGTGGCGATTTCGACCGCTGTTCCGTCGAGCGGCGTCTACTCGACGCTTAAAGAAGTCCGCAGGTTTTCGCACTGATGTCTGGCCTCGCTCGCGCATTGACGAGAAGCCTTGCGCGCAAGATGACGCGCACAGCCACCTCAGGTGAGGGCGTGCCCGGCTGGATGGCCGGGATGGACTGGGGCGTCGATTATGTGCGCAACGCGCGGTATGGCGCCTATGCCGACCCCACGGTCACGGCGGCCTCGACACGCTATATGCTCAACTCGCAGGGCATCTACGTGCCCATCGCCGCCAATACGCTGGCGCGGCAGGATGGTGTTGGGGCACAGGTGGTGCCGACGCGGGCGCAGCTGATCAGCAACCCGGTGAATTTTGGGCATGCCGACTGGAAGGTGTTCGCCGGAGCCGCAAAGGTTGGTCCGGCTGCGATCCCGGACATTTTCGGCGGCACCAATGCATATGAGGTCTCGTTCGGCTCGACGGGCGGTGCAATCGCGTCCGCATCGGCGTTTTACAATACTAATACGGGTACGCTGGCAGCAACGACAGTGTACGGTACGGTGTGGTGGGTCCGAGCAAAATCTGGCACGACAACGGTTCGCGTGTCGATTAAAGAGCCAAACTCGCCGCCGACCGGCACTGCGGACATAACCGTTACGGACACTGCATGGACGGCAATCCCGTACACCACGACGACCGGAGGGACGCCAGGCTCCGGCAACATCGCGATCCGCAACAACCTGGCCGGAAACAGCGGCAATGTCTATGTCTGCTGCGCCAACCTGTATGCCGGCTCGCTTGTCGTCCCGCCGATAGATTCGGTGGCCACCGTCTCCGGCGATCAGGTGGTCTATGACCTGACTGGCCGGTTGGGCAGTGGGGTGGGTGGGATTATCCAGTTCACGCCTCTGGCACTGGATAGCAGCACGTCGCGTGTCGTCTTTGACCTTAATGACGGGTCGGTCAGCAACAGGTTCGTGATCTATACCCAATCCGGCAACTATAGGCACGCGATCGGCAAGGCGGGTGTCTACGATGTGACCGAGCCGACCATTGGCGCTGCGACAGCCGGGTCCAGGGTGACGATGATATTTGCTGTGTCCTCTGGGTATCGCAATGCGCGCATTGTTGGGCAGGCCGATCCTGGAGCGGACCTATCCACCGATTTCCCGGCGATGTCGAAAATGTCGATCCTTGGTCAGGGGTACAGCGCCGGCAACAACAGCTACGGCTATATGCACAGGATCGCGGTGGCGTTCCGGGGCGGGTGGGACGATGCCTCGTTTGCCGCCCTCTATCCCAAAGGCCAACTGATGGCGGCAGCATGATGCGCGATTATCTCCTGATGGCCACGGACGATGCTGGTTTCGCATCGATACTGATCCCCGACGACGAGGGCGCAACGCTGCCCCCGCAGGCGCTCTCGGTGCTCGCCTATACAAGCCTCGGCCGACTGCCGACGAGGCCGGCAACGTGCTCGACCCCGGCGCGCCGCCGAGCCCAGCCCCCGGCACATGGGTGATTTGGTCCGGCGATCTGCCCGAGGCGCTGACCGGACTGGTGCAATCGAGCGGGGATCGCAGCGAGGGACTGCCACTGTCGCCCGGCATTGTCGGGCTCTCGACGGTGTGGGCGGGGATGAACGTTCTGCCACCCACGCCCTAAACCCATCTGTGCGTGATGACGTTTCATTGCGGCAACCATTCCGCGCGTAATGCTTAGGCGGAAAGGGCCGCCCGCATGTCCTCTGACGTTTTCATCTGCAATCTCGCGCTCGGCAATATCGGCAAGGGCACGATCAACGATCTAGGCGAACGCAGCACAGAGGCGCGCGAGTGTTCGCGGTTCTTCACGCATACGCGCGATCTGCTGCTGCAAGCTTATCCTTGGCGCTGGGCCGGAAAGACCGCTGCTCTCGCCGAGATCGCGAACGACAAGGACGGACTGTGGTCGCACGCATACCGCAAGCCGACAGACTGCCTCAAGGTGCGGATCGTTCGCCCGCCCTTTGACGCCGCGCTGCCCATGCCGTCGCTGCTGAACGGCGAGCAGCAGCTTGGATGGCCGTATGAGCTTGAGGGAACGTCGCTCTACTGCGACCTGTCGCCAGCGCTGCTGCACTACACCTGGCGCGTGACTGACCCCACGAGATTCCCGCCCATGTTCATCGAAGCGTTTGGATGGCACCTCGCCGTTCGCCTTGCGATGCCTTTGACAAAAGACCCGAAGGTTCGCGCCGATGCTTTCAAGATGGCCGTCTCGATGCAAGGCGCGGCTGAGGCGGCAGACGCGAACGAGCAGCGCGAAACCTCCGACCACGAAAGCGAACTGGTGCAGGCTCGTGGCTGACGTAATTTCCTTTCCCGGCGAAACAAAACTCCCGCTTGACCCTGATCGCATCCTCAACGCAGCGGTTGGCAAGCTTGATCGTGTCGTCATCGTTGGCATCACGAAATGCGGGGAAAAGTACCTTGCGTTTTCTGATCCTGACAGGGGCCATGTCGTCTACGATATCGAGCGGGCAAAGCTGTCATTGCTGAGGGCCGATGACTGATGGCTGACCTCCGCACATTCCAGCCGTCGTTCACTGCCGGGGAATTGTCGCCAGCCCTGTGGGCGCGTATCGACCTGTCGAAATACTCGTCCGGTCTCAAGACGGCGGTGAACCTGTTCATCCATCCGCATGGCGGGGCGTCGAACCGAGCCGGAACGCAATTCATCCGTGAGGTCAAGTCAAGCGCTGCTGCGACGATCCTCATACCGTTTCAGTTCAACACGGCTCAGTCGTACATCCTTGAGTTCGGGAACACATATTTTCGTGTGTTTCGCGATGGTGGCGTTATCCTGTCTGGCGGGTCTCCGTATGAAGTAGTGACGCCGTACACTACGGCCGATCTGTCTGAGCTTGTGTTCACACAAGAGGCCGATGTGATGTACATCACCCATCGCCTCTACGCGCCTCGAAAGCTAGCGCGTCTCGCCGATGACAATTGGACGCTCACGACCGTGACGTTCGCTCCGAAGGCTGTTGCCCCGACTGGCGTTGCCGCGTCGGCATTGGTCGGTTCGGGATCGACAACGTATCGATATCAGGTATCCACCGTTGACGACGTGAGCGGGGAAGAAAGCCTCCCGTCGTCTATTGTCAGTGTAACGAATAACCTCGCCACGGCCGGGAACAAGAACCGTATTACCTGGAGCGCTGCAACCGGGGCTGGTCGATACATCGTCTATAAGGAGGACAATGGCGTCTATGGCTACATCGGCGGCACCACTGGACTCAGTTTCGATGATGAGAATATCGTTGCTGATCTTGCTGACGGCCCTCAGACTGCTCGAAACCCGTTCAGCGGATCGGGAAATTATCCACGTTGCTCAACGTTCGTGGAGCAACGCCTGGCCTTTGCGTCCTCCACGAATGAGCCGCAAGCCGTATGGCTTTCCCAGTCAGCGAACTATGAGAATTTCGGCTATGCGTCCCCCTCGAAGGCCTCGGATGCGATCACGTTCCGAATAAAGGCCCGGCAAGTAAACCAGATCAGGGCGATGCTGCCGTTGCGCGGTCTGATGGTGTTGACCTCGGGCGCTGAATGGGTGGTGTCTGGCGGATCGCAGTCAGACGCGCTCACTCCCTCAAACATCGTCGCGTTGCCGCAATCGTATCGCGGAACATCAATTGTGCAGCCTCTTGTTGTCGGGAACACTGTGCTGTTCGCCCAAGAGCGCGGCGGTGTGATCCGCGATTTCAGCTATGAGTATGCGAAGGATAGCTTCGTCGGGAATGATCTTACGATCATGGCGCGGCACATGTTCGAAAACCGCTCGATCAAGTCTTGGGCATACTCGCAGGCTCCGTATTCCATCGTGTGGGTGATCCTTGACGATGGATCGCTCGTCTCGCTCACCTATGTGAGGGAGCATGAGGTGTGGGCGTGGACGCGGCACGAAAGCGGGCCGGATGACAACGCGGTTTTCGAACATGTCGCGGTTATCGCCGAAGGCAACGAGGACGTGCCTTACTTTATCGTCAAGCGCACTATTGACGGCGGGACCAAGCGTTATATCGAGCGGCTGCACACTCGGTCATTCAGCGCCGTAGAGGATGCGTTCTTTGTCGATTGCGGTCTGTCCTATTCTGGATCGCCTGTCACGACGCTGAGTGGCCTTGGCCATCTGAAAGGGCAGGCGGTCGTAGCCTTGGCGGACGGCAACGTGGTGCGCGACCTGACGGTCAGCAGCGGCGGATCGATCACGCTTCCGCGCTCTGCAAGCAAGGTGCATGTCGGCCTTCCGATGACTGCCGCGCTCCAAACGCTCGAACTCGATCTCGGAAACGTCGCCGGCCTTGGCGCGGTACAAGGCCGGAACAAGTCAGTGTCCAACACAATGCTGAGGGTAGAGCGCACGCGCGGCATTTTCGTCGGGCCACGCGACGGCGACCGCGATAGTGACTGGATGGTCGAATGGAAGCAGCGAGAGGGCGAGGCGTGGAATGAGGCTATCGGCCTTTACACTGGCGATCTCGACATCACGCCAATGACCGACTGGTCGCGCGGCGGGAATATCTGGATCAAGCAGTTCGATCCGCTGCCAATGACGATCCTTGCAGTTGCGCCGGATGTGACAATTGGCCGGTAAGATCGAGATTGTTCCGGCCCAAGCCGCGCATGTCAGGACAGTGGCTCGGCGCATGCGGAAAGCCGATATTGATGAGGTCAAGGCGTCTTCCGGGCGCTCTCCGTCTGGCGCGCTGATCTATTCGCTGCGCAAGTCAGACAAGGCGTGGACAGTCATGATCGACGGCGTGCCTGAGGCCATGTTCGGCGTCGGCTACATCAACGTCCTTGCTGGTGTCGGTGCACCGTGGATGCTCGGGACCGACGAGATTGAGCGCAACGCCATGGGGTTCCTGCGCCGGTCAGTTGTGTGTCGGTCGCAACTATTGGAGCGCTATCCGGTCCTGACCAATTTCGTTGATGAGCGCAACACCATGTCGCTTCGCTGGCTCGAATGGCTGGGGTTCAAGCTCTCCAACTCGATTGAATATCGCGGATACAGGTTCCGCTCCTTCGAAATGAGGCAAGGTAATGTGTGAATTGACCATGGCCTTGGCGATAGGCTCCACGATTGTTGGCGGGATTGGGTCTATCTATCAGGCGAACGCTGCGTCTGAAGCGCAGAAATACAACGCCAAGGTTGCCGAAATGAACGCGACTCTCTCGGATCGTCGCGCGAAAGATGCCATCGAGCGCGGAGCAATCGAGGAGCAGCGCAAGCGCCAGCAGGTCGCGCAAATCCGTGGACAGCAGACGGCGGCGGCTGCAGCAAATGGCGTGGATATCAGTTTCGGATCGCCACTCGATACGATTGTCGATACAGCCGTGCTCGGGGAGATGGATGCGCTGACGATCCGCAGCAACGCCTATCGCGAGAGCTATGACTATCAGGTGCAAGCGGTCAACCAGCGCGCCCAGGCGCAGCTTTCGAACTACAACGCCGAGACGACGAAAACGGCGGGGTATCTCGACGCATTCGGAACGATCCTCGGCGGCGTCGGAAAGGCGTACAAAAGCCAGAAGACCCCATCCATTGGCGCTTTCGCGTGAGGTGAAGAATGCCGCGCGTCCCTCTCTACGAACAGAACGTTGCTCAGCGTCCGATCTTCCAGCAGGGCGTCTCTGTCCAAGCCTCGCCCAATGATTTCGGCGCGGCTATTGGCGGCGGCTTGAAGTCTGCCGCTCAAGGCATGTCGTCACTGTCCGACTCGATCCGGCAGGTGCAGGACCTCGAAGACGCGATGCGCGCCAAGGAGGCGGACAACAACTATGCCGCCTGGCTGCGCGAGCGTATGTACGGGCAGGGCGGGTTCATGACGCTCGAAGGAAAGGCGGCAGTTGATGCGCGTTCCGATTTCGAAAAGCAGGCCGAAGAACAGCGGCTCGCGTTTGGGGCTGATTTGAAGGGCGGTGCGGCTTCGAAGTATCAGGCTGCTTCGCAGTCTCGTGTCACATCGGCATTCGAGCAAGGCATCGTTCACACCGCGAACGCGCGCAAGCAATGGTTCAAAGACTCCTCGTCGGCGCGGCTCGATACGTTTTCTGAGGACGCCATTGCTGCTTACCAGTCCCCCAAGCGCGTTGACGTCAACCTGTCTGCCGGAATCGCCGAAATCCGCCAGCAAGCGCAGATGCTTGGCTGGGACGCTGACACGACGCGCAATCGAGAGGCTGAGTATGTCTCGACCGTTCGCATGGGCATTGTAAGCCGGCTGCTCAATGACGATCCGCTCAAGGCCAAGTCATATTTCGATGAGCATAAGAGCGAGTTCACTGGCCCGCACCAGGCCAAGATCGATGAAGCGCTCAAAGTGCCGATCATGAACGAGCGCGTGAAGCAATACACCGACACGTTCTTGCAGCAGCGCGCCACTGCCGCCGTTCCGGCCGGCGATGCTGCCGGCGTGATCCGTGGGTTCGAAGGCTTCAAGACGACGCCATACTGGGACGTGAACGCCTATCGCGTCGGCTATGGTTCGGACACGATCACCAAAGCTGACGGTACCGTGGTCAAGGTGACGCAAGACATGACCATCACGCGAGAAGACGCAGAACGCGATCTCGCGCGGCGGATCAACACCGAGTTCGTGCCCGGTATCGTCAAGACTGTTGGTGTCGACGCGTGGGCAAAGCTGCCAAACTCGGCTCGGGCTGCGCTGGCGTCGGTCGCCTATAACTATGGGTCGCTCCCCCGGAATGTCGCAGACGCCGTACGCGGCGGCGATATCGGCGCGATTGCTACGGCAGTTGAAGGGTTGAGCGGTCATAACGATGGCATCAACGCCAATCGACGCGCCCAAGAGGCAGCAATGATTCGTGGAATGAATAGCGTGCCGGCGTCGAGCGCAGCCACCTCTCCGCAGTTCACCGATATCGAGACGTACCTTTCGACCATCTCCGATCCGACCGAGCGCGACATGACGCGCAAGGCGATCAACGCAAACATCGACGCGGCGCAGAAGGCGCAGAAGGCCCAACGTGAAGCGTATATGGCACAGGCCTTCAACCTGATCGAAACTCAGAATATCAGCCCGTTCAAGCTTCCGGCTGAGGTGACGACGGCTATCGGCATGGAGGGCATGTCGAGTCTGATGACGTACTGGGAAAAGCGGTCGTCTGGCGAGAAAGTCAGCACTGACGCGACGGTTCTCTACGATCTGCAAACCAAGTATGCAACCGACCCGAACGAGTTCTCCAAGCTCAACCTGCTCGATTACAAGAACGTTTTGAGCGATGCGGATTTCAAAGCGGTCTCCGGCTGGCGGCAGACGGCCTTGACCGATCAGCGCAAGGCCAAGGAGGACGGTCTTGCGCTCACGTCTGCATTCTCTCAGGCGTCAGACCAACTCGCCGCAGTGGGCATTACAACGGTCGGCAAGGACGGATCGAAGCGGGATGATGCTGCCAAGCGCATTGCTGCGTTCCAGACCGCGCTAGCCTCGCAGATGGAGGAGTTTAAACGCCTGAATGACGGGCGCAACCCGAACCAGTTGGAAATCCAGCAGATGACTAACCGCCTGCTGCTCCCTATCGTCATCAAGGACCCGAATGCATGGAATGCATGGAGCATCTTCGGAGACGGCGGAACGTCGAAGGATGGAAAATTCCTGTTTGAAGCTGGTTCTCGTTCCGATACGGAAACCGTTGATGTGGCAGTCAAGTACGAGGATATCCCTGTAGACCTGCGCCGTGGCATCGCAAACCAGTTGGAACGCGACCTCGGGCGAAAGCCGAGCAGTGAAGAAGTCGTCTCGGAATACGAGCGCTTCATCCTCAACCGATAAAGGACGCCACGGAAACGATGGACACGCTTGCCGATTACGCCGCCTGGAGATCAAAGCAGCAGCAGCAGAACGTCGGCGCTGCGCAAGTCGTGCTCGGCGCGCGAGAGGACGCCCCCGATGTTGTCGCTGGCGATCTGACGCTTGCCAGCGAGTTTGGAAAGGCGACTGGAAACCCCATTCCGCCGCTTCCTCTGGTCAAGGAATATCGACCTCTTTTCCAGCAGGCGGTAGAGCGCGAACGCAACAGCACTATCCTCAGTTCATCGCCGATGCTCGCCGAATGGCTGCGCAGCCCGACGAATGCCGCAGTGGCGGCCGACGATCTGCAAGGTCTGTCTTGGTGGGAGACGGCATTCAAGGCCAGCGGGAACGCATTATCGCGCGGCGTGCAGCGTGTGCCGCAGTCCTATAGCCAATTCATGGCAAACGGCGCGGCGCAGCGTGCTGGAGACCAGTCGTCCTCGTTTGGCGATATCCTGTCTGACCAGATGTCGTTCAAGGGGCAGGACGGCGCTGTTGTCGGCAAGAAGCTGCTCGCAGGCCCTGATGATCTCTACTGGGCCACGTCGCGGTTTCTGACTGCGCAGTTGTCGAGCCTGCTCGGGCGCGACGAAAAGCAGATCGCCGCCGCATATCAGCAGCAAGCCGGAAAGATCGCGAACCAGATCAGCGCGATTCCGATGTCTCCGCCTGCCGATGCGTTCCGCAAGAAACTGCAAGCCGGTTCTGGCGATGGCGATCTCGGTCAGCAGTTCCAGAAGTTCATCAACGATGTCGCCTCCGACCCTGCCGGGTTCGCGGCGTTTCTTGCCGAAACGTCGGTTGAGAGCGCACCGTCTTTGGCGGCGGCCGGCGCTGTTACGTTGGCGACTCGCTCACCCATGGCCGGCGCTGTGTTCATGGGCGGCAATTCGGCTGTGCTCGAAATGGGAACGACGCCGGCCGACTTCTTCCGCGAGAAGGGCATCGACATTTCGACGCCAGAAGGCGCTATGCGCGTCATCAATGATCCGGTCCTGATGAAGGAAGCGAATGATCGCGGGGCAACGCGCGGCCTGATTATCGGGCTCATGGATGGGCTTTCTGGTGGCGTGGCTGGCAAGACACTGGCCAAGTCGCCGGCTGGCAATCTTGTGTTGCAGTCGTTTGCGCAGGCGTTCATGGGCGCGGCCGGAGAGGCTGGAGGCCAATTGGCGTCAGGCCAAAAGCTGAACCTCAGCGATATCATCATTGAGGGGCTGGCCGAATTTGTCACCGCCCCTCTTGAAGTGGCGTCGATGAGCGGCGAAAGCGTTATGCGCAGGATTGGCGAGGCCAAGGCTGCGACTGAACGCAAGGCGATGTTTGAGGCGCTATCAGGTGAAGCGCAAGGATCAAAACTGCGCGAACGCCTTCCTGAGAAGTTCCGCGAGTTTGTCGCAGCCGCGACGGCTAACGGCCCGGTCGAGAACGTCTATGTCCCGGCTGATGCGTTTGTCGGTTATTTCCAGGGCATTGGCGTCGATCCTTACGCGCTGATCGATCAGCTTGACGGCGTGACGCGCGACGATCTCGACGTTGCGCTGGCTGGTGGCGGCGATCTGCAAATCCCGACCGCGACCTATGCAGCCAAGATCGCCGGCTCTGAGCACGATGCGTTTCTGATCGAGAACATGAAGTTCGATCCCGATCAAATGACGGCGACTGAGGCGAAGGAGTTCAACGCCAAGGCCCAAGAAGCGCAGCAGGAGGCCTATGACCTCGCCGAACGGTTGCGCCTTGAAGAAGAAGGGCTACGCACATTCGAGCAGGAAATTTATGACACGATGGTTTCGCGGCTGCGCACTGCCGGGAGATCAACTGAGGTGGCGACGACTGAGGCGCTGCTGTATCCGGCGTTCTACCGGGTGATGGCTGAACGCTCTGGAATGGGCGTTGACGAGTTCATGAAGACGTATCCGCTCCCTCAAGTGCGTGGCGCGATTCCTGATGGCATGCAGCTTAAGGACGTGGGTTCGATTGACCGCGTGCTCGCCGAAGCTCGCCAGCGCAAGACGGCCGGCCCTGACACGCGCAAGACGCTGCTCGAATTCATTTCTGATCGCGGTGGGATTCTTGATCCTGGCGGCGAATTGAAGGCGCGCGATGCTGAAGTCATCAGGCGCGGTCGCGGTAAGAAGACGCTTAAACTCGCGCGCAAGGGCGTTGTGTCGGGCATGGCCGATATGCTTGGCGGCGCGAAAAGCGCCGGCCATGGCATTGACGACGTGGCGCGCGCGGCCATCGAAGCTGGATATATGGCGAACGATCCAGCCGTGCTGGCGTGGCAGGAAGCGCAGCGCAACGGCACGGAGACGCCAGATATCACGCGCGCCCTATGGGCTGCTATTGACCTGGAGTTGCGTGGCCAGCCGGAATATTCGGTAAACGACAAGCCGTCCGCTGAGGCTGATGCGCTCGATCAGATCGAGGC